CTCAATTCCACAGCTTGACCGCCATTGGCTTTCACTTGGTCTTCTGTAAGCGTCAAGGTAATGGTTTGACCTTCTACCTTGATTTGGCTAGCATCAAGAGCTTGACCATTCAATTTAGCACTTGAAGTTCCTGCGAATTCAAGAACGTCCACTAGGGTATCTGTGACTGAGAAGGCTGTCGCATCTTGCGCTACACTTGTTTTCACGTTGTAAGTGAAGACTTGGTCGCGTTTGTCAAGAGTTTCAGATTCTTTGCCGTTCACATCTTTCTTGATCTCTGGCTCTTCTGGTGTTGGTGGCGTTACTGGAACTTCATTAGAGTCTTTCGTAAAGCCTGGTTTGTTTGGAAGATCTGCCTTGTAAGCTGCCTTGTTAGGAACTTTCACAGTCTTATCTTCTGATAGGTAAGCAGACAAGTTCGCGCCGGCTTTGATCTTGGCGTCGTACTCTCGTTCGGTTCTCGCCACTTGGGCGTCGGCCTCTGCGCGCTGCAAGTCGCTGAACGTGGAAACGACGGCGCCAAATGTGGAATAAGCCGCCGCGGCTGCTTCGGTGATGCCCTGCACGCGTTCGCGGTCGAGCTGTTTGAACGCGGCGGCGTACTCCAGGGCGTGCTCCTTGTCCTTTTCGCGCATGCGTTTGAGCGCGTCGTATGTGGCGGCATGAATGCGTAACTTGAGGGCGCTCTTTGCGAGTTCCGAAACGCCGAAAGCATTGGTGGTGCCGCTATGGCTGCTCTCGTCCTTGTCGTCGCGCTGCGTGCCGAGTGTGCTGCTCGCGCTGTGGCGTGCCGATGTGAGTAACTCTTCGGCGCGCTTCTGCCGCTCCTCGGCGATGAGTCCGCCGCGGCCGTCGTCGCCTTGATACTTGAGCCGCAAAGCCGCCTGCAAGCGTAAATACTCCTCTTCGGAGATGAGTTTGCGGGTGTGGAGCTCGGAAAGCACCTTCATCTCCTCTTGAAATTGTTCGAGGGCGGTCTTTTTGAGATACTCGTTTCGGAGCTGCTTGACCTTCTCTTGGTACTTCTTCTCTCTTGCGAGCCGCTGCTTGTTGTCCTCCTCCTGCAGCGCTGCGGCGGCTTTCTCATAGTCGTCGACGCGCCCCCACTGCTTGAGATAGTCGGCTCTTCGTTTGAGGTGTTCGAGCGTGATGCGGTCGCGCTCCTTCTCGTAGGCCTCGGTGGTGATGAGCCCTACGGCTTCGTCGTGCTCCAATTGTTCGAGCGCGGCTTTGTTCTCCTTGTCGATTTGTGCCAGGCTCCAATCTTGGTTGCGCGTTTTCTCCTTGTCGGTGTACTTGTCCAGCTCGTCTTGCCACTTCTTTCGTTGGTCGGCGTTGAGTTTATAGAAATCGCGCTTGCTCTTCAGAGCTTCCTCGTCGTTTTTTGCAACGGCGGCGTTGTACTCTTCGGTGGTGATGAGCCCTTGCGCAAACTGCACTTTGAGTTGGTCGTTCTTCTCGCGTTGCAGTTTGTCGACCTGTTCGATGTGTTTTTTGCCGTCCTCCAGCTCCTTCTTCTTGAGCTTGTCTTCGGTCTTGTCGCCTTTGCCGGTCTTTCCCCCTGCGTCGGGGGTGGGTCTTGTACCTTCACCCTCTGTGTCGCTGATGGTCTCGGCGGCTTTTTGGTTGATGAGTTTGCCGTAAAAGTCCTTGATCTCGTTGTGCCCTTGGACAAAGTTGTTGAGTTGATTGATCTGCCTGTTGGTCTCTGCCAAATCGTCCTGCGCCGCTTTGAGTGCGTCGGTCTGCGCTTGCAGTTCCTCGCGCTTTTTTACTAGGGCTCCGTTGGCTTCGTAGGTATACTGCGACCCGTACGGCCCCATTGTGCCTGTACCCTTAACCGATTTGTACTGCGGTTTTTGCAATTCCCGTCCGACTGCACGGATGTTGTATGCCTTTCTGTCGACCGTCATCTGCTGCTCGATTCGCTTTTTCTGCAGCTCCACGAGTTTATCGTAGGCGGCTTCTGCGAGTGCCTTGTTTTGCAACGAGCGAATGTAGTCCGAAATCGCCTTGGTGTTGCGCTCGGTCAATTTCCCCTCCTTGGTCAATGAGGCGTGATAGCCCGGTACGATTCGTTGCAAATGCTCAATCGCTTTGCGTCGGGTGTCGTATGCCTCTTTGCTATTGCGAACAATGTTGTGCAAGCGCTGCACCAGCCCGATTTCCTCGGCGGCCTTTTTCATACCCTCTTGCTGCACTTCGTTGAGAATGTTGCGCTTTTGCGTCAAGTCCTCGGTCTTTCGGGTGAATGCGACAATGAGTGTGATCAAAGTAGCGACCGCCGAAAGCACCAAGCCCAAAGGATTGGCCGCCATGGCCCGATTAAAGAGAATCTGTGCGATGGTCGCTCTTTCATAGTTCCAAGTAAGGAGCGCCAAAACAGCATTCCACGCCATGGTCGCGGCGGTTTTGATAGCCAGCCACGCCGCTTGTGCTTTGTCGGCTACGATGTTGAGCAGCTTCACGGCCAAAGCCCTTTTCTGCCACGCGGTTGTAATAACGAGTCCTGTCGTATAGGCTGCGATTGCAACTGCGAGTGTGACGATTGCGCGCTTGTGCTCCAGGGCAAATCTGATTGAATAGAGCAGCGCCTTTGCAAACAGTGCGGTGGATGATACCATGTGTTTGACCACCGGCTCCAAGTGGCCGCCTAATTCCACGGCCAAATCTTTGTAGGCCTTCTGCGCCTTTTCGATTTGTGCCTGCACGGTGGAGTTGGCCGCTTCGGCTTCCTTGGTAGCAGACGTGTGTTCCAAGAATGCAAGTGCGGCCTGCTGCTGTGTAGCTTTGAGGTTGTCGAGCCCGTTTGCGAGTGTTGCGAGCGTTTGCGTCACTCCCGATCCCGAAAGTTTCATCTCTTCGAGCATGGGTGCGATGTTTTCCAACGAGCGTGCGTCTTTTAGCGCCCCGATGAACTGCAAGAGCGCTGCGTTCGCGTCGTTCTTGACGAGTTCGGTGAACTTTTGCACGTCGAGCCCGGCGGCCTTTGCCATCTTGGCGGGTCTGCGATAAATAGCCGCCAAAACGTTCTGCATGGCGGTGGCGCCCTTTTCCACTCCCACCATGCCCTGATCTAGAACGGCGGCTATCGCTGTGAGATCCGACTGCGCTATTTTGGCGGTGCTTCCGATACTCGCCAAACGCGCGGTGAATTCCAATAGATAGGGCTCGGAGGCTGAAGACGACTGTGCAAGTTCGTTGATTACCGACGCGGTTGCAAGCATGCCGTTTTTGAGTCCCATGGCTCGCCCCTCGCTGAAAAGCTGTGTGAGCTTACCAATGTTCTTCACCCCGTCCTCGCCCAAATCGTCGCCCAAAGCCAGGTTGATTTGATTGGCCGCGTCAACGAAATCGAGAATGTCCTGTTTGCCGGTAATACCCAAACGTCCCGCGTCTGCCGCCAGGTCGTTGAGTTTCTCGCGCGGGGTTCTCGTGTCTATCTTCTTGAAAGCCTCGTTGAGCTCTTCCACGTCTTCTGCTGCCAGCCCCGTGTATTTCGTTACGCCACTCATGTGTTCCTGCATGTCGGCGTACGTATCGACGAAAGACGATACCCACTGCTTTGCATTGTCAAAGAGTTCCGTTACTCCCGTGAACGTCGTGATAGCTCCCATCCATTTATTGCCGAAATCAGCCAGTTGGTCTCCTATGCTCTTGTCTTCTTCGACCTCCTGTTGCTTGCGAATCTCTTGCAATTCCTTCTTGGCACTCTTGAGCGCCTCGGTGTAGGCGTCCCACTCCTCCGATCCGCGTTTTACGGCGCCCGAATTGAGCTCAGCATTGATTTGGCGAATTGTCTTTTGCAGCTCCTTCGGCGTCTGCTTGTCCATGCGTCGCAAACCGTTTGTAAGCGCTTCCACACGGTTCTCCGAGCGCTCCAATTCTCGGGTGCTCTTTCTCAGCTCGGAACTTATCCTTTGGAGCATTTCGACGGCGCGTTTCCGCTGTGCGTCTGTGGAGTGTTTGTCGCTCAATACCTGCTCCGCTTGCTGCTTCTGCCGGTTCAGCTCTTCCACCTTCTTTCGGAGTTGCTCAATATTCTCCTTCGCGTCTTTGTCGTTGACGTGGAGTTCGATTATCTTGATGTCTTTTTCTACCATAACAGAAAAATAAAAGCGGTATCTGACCTTTTGCGTCAAAGATACCGCTAACCGTTCATAAGGAAAATGACAATTTTAGTCTCCCTGTTCCCCTTTTATGTGGTCTGGTCTAAACTATGGAATCGAACACGCCGGCGAACTCCTTACCAATGTCGTTTGACAAGCGTCTGTTCAGCACCTTCTTCGATATATCCCACGACACAGAGAACCACGGTCTGCGCTTTCTCGTGGCTCCGAGCCCCCGTTTGGCTCTTTCCACGGGGTCTAAGAATTTCAGGTCGCCCCCGTTGTCTCTTTTGTAGCCCTTTCCTGTACCCGCGTCGACATATATTCCGTATTCCACGAAACGATATGCGGCTTGCATGGCGAAACCGTCTGGTGCCACGCTGAATGCCTGCTGATGTACGCTTCGTTGCAACGTTCCCGTGCGGTGGATGTTCATTGTCACGATCCGATCCGTCCAAATTCTCACCATCATATCATGCCACTCTCGTGCAAAGGTGGCAAAGTCCTTTTCTTCTTGTTTGTCCATGGCGCCTATTCATTCCACTCGGTGGGGTTGAAAGAAATGTCCACCGGCTCGTCTACATAAAACATGAAGTAAAGCCCGGTGCAATCGTTGAGAAAGATCCCTCCCATCTCTCGTGAACGAATGCTGTTCATCTGCACATATAGTCCCTCTTTGAGGAATCTCGGCGCGTCTCTGAGGAGCCCGGATTGAAATTGTCTGAGGAGTTCACGACACGTTCCCATCTTTTCTCGTCGGTCTCGTTCGTTGTCGTGTTCGTATCGCATGAGCAGAAAGACGGGGAATGCCTTTCGCTTGAACCACCCTCCGCTATCGAGAAAGGTTTCCTCATCGCAAATGTCATCGACTGCGACAAAATTGGCATCACAATCGTAGCGGTTGAGCACACTGTCCAGGTGGTTGACCCCCGAACAGGATACGGTGCAAAATTGTAGGTCGCTTGCCATTCGGTTGCGCCGGCAAAGGTCTTCGAAATAGTCGTGGAAATCAATCATGGTGGAATTCTTTTTTGAATAGTTGAGGAGCTATGCCCAATTGGACGAGGGAATATATAGCCCGCCCCCACGGGTTGGGAAACGCTCGCAGCCTATATATAGCGTATCCCATGCGTCCGATCCGTCGGTGCGCGTTTCGAGTCGGTCTTCCTCTGTCTCTGCGAGTTTCTCCCCGCGTTTGTCCTTCTTCCCGTTGTAGACGCCCGCTAACTGCAACGAGACGAGCAAATCAGCACAATTTTCTTCGTTGATATAGGGTTTCAAACGCCCCTGCCCCTGAAAACCTCGGTTGATGAGTAGGTGCTTTTCGGCGTGATTCATCGGCTGCCCGATGTAGACGCTCTGCACGCTTCGTTTGCGTTTTCTGAGCGTTTGTTCGATGACGCGGCGAAAGTCGATATCATTGACGGCGTAATTCGAACCGATTGCCGTGCTATCGTAGTAGAAAATCACCTCCTTGTTCGGTCGGCGTTCGTAGTAGTCGCAAAAATCATTGACGAGTTCGACCAGTTTACGCTCGTACTTGACGAAAAAGCACTTGACCGTGTTCATTCTTCCCATTTCCTCGTCCACCTGTCCTACCACCAGCCAGTTGATGTTTCGGTTGAAGTCGAATGCAATGCAAAGCGGTGCGTCCGGTATGAGGTCGTCGTCCACTCGGCTATCGCGTGTTTGGGTGATTTCTGCGAATTGGTACTCCAACGAGTCCAGGTAGTTGAAGTTGGCGGCCGTGTATAGATGTGCTTCTGTCATGGACGAATAGAAGCCATCTTGCAGTAATCGGACGGGTTGGCAAAGCACCGACGTCTGAAATACCAGCGGCGGCAAATCTCGTTTCATCTGCCGAATGTAGGCCTCTCCGAGCACCTCAATGTTAGTCAGCGTGGAATAGATCCCAAAGAATAGCGCGTGCTTTCTGAACTGCGAAAGTAGCTTCTCCAATCTTGCAACTCGTTTCGGAATGTAGTCCGGTACGTTTGACACCCCCTCTGCTTTGATTCTCGCGATGTGCCTTTCCCGCTCCGCCTTGAGCGTCAAAATCGTGGTGATCAGCTCCCGATCCATTTTCTCCTCGAAGTTGAGAAACCACGACCCCTCCTTGGTGATTGGCATATCAGATGTAACGATCATTCCATGGTGAAGCGGTTGATCACCAAACTCGCGTAATTGTCCGCGGTTGGCCAAAAACGTCTCATCTTTGAGTCGGTCGTACTTTACAAACTTGGCCTCGTCGATACATAGGAAGTCGAACGATTTGGAATTGGACGTGCCTTTTCTGTCCTGCGAAACGATTTGTGCGATGGCTCCGTTGTAGAACGAAATAATGTGCTCCCAGTTGTGCGGTTCGATGAGTGGTTTCGGCCAATTGAGCGCCTTCGGTGGTTTTCTTCCGATACACCAATGCACGTCTCGCTTGTATCCCCATGCCTCCCAGTGCATTGTCATCGACGGCAAAGTGTTTGTCATGGCTCGAATCGCATTGGGCGCCACGATTGCCGCGGTGCATCTTGGCATGGATTGAAAGGCGTTGAGCAAAACCGTGGCTTGCACCACACCTTTCCCCGTTCCACGTCCCGCTATGGCAAAGGTATCTTTGGCACCCACTGCAAGAACTTCCCTCTGCATTCGGTTCAGATAAATCTTCATGTTCCCATTTTCTGCATGGTTATCCGCGCTTCTCTCGCCTTCGCATTGAGTTCTGTGAGGGCGCGATGGGTTTCAGTTTTGAGCACGGCGGGTTCTTTGGTGATGTCTCCCGCTGTCAAGGCTCTAATCTGTGCGTCTGTGCTCTCCCGTTGGCGTTCTGCCGGCGAACTGTCATCATAGTCCTCGGCACCCGCCGGTATGCGCCGAAAAAGCTCGTCGTATCTTGTTGCCAGTTCCGCTTTGAGCCCCGTCCACCAAAAGATCACCGCGTAACGTTCGGCGGGCGAAAGATGAATGTTCAACGCGTACTCGTCTGCCGCCGTGCGGTATAGGAATTTCGCCATTTGCTCAATCGGTTCCTCTATCTGCGAACTGATCCAACTTTGGAACAAGTTCTCGCAAATGAGAAAATCGCCGAATTTAAGTCTTTCGTCGAACAAATGTGCGTCGATGGCTTCATACTTCCCGATATGTGCGGGGCGTATGGCCGTGGTGGGCGGTTCCTCCAACCACGCTAACTCCTCGGCCGCGCTCAACAACGTATAAGCAGAAAGTACTTTCCACATGGGTGGGTTGGGGCGTTCGAACGCAAAGCGGCGCAAATATCTCAACTGAATCTCTTCGACGGTGAAACGTTCGGCCGCCATGAGTGCGCAAATGTAGAGCAGTTCCCTTTCAGACAAGGCCTCCCAGCCTTTTGGTATGCGCACTTTCAGCGTTTCAGGAAAAAAAGAAGGTGGGGTGGTCTGCTTTGTTCTCATAGAAACCGCTATGTCGTGCCCTGTAGGTAGCCGAATTTGTGTACTCGGGGATCGAGTCGGCAAAGATCACCAAGGAGGCTCTGAGGTTTTGGCATGCTTTATGGGTCGGCCCCGCTGTCATATCGCGTGCCATGAGTACGCGTCCCCTTTCCAAGAGCGTTTTCATCGCATGTTGTCGCGGTGAATTGTCGTCTGTGCGAAACTCTCCGCCCTTTCTCAACCAGTTGAGCATCGCTTCGTAGAGTTCGGGCGACATCTCGTGCAACACGTGGATCGCTCCCTCGTGGCGCTGTGGTGCCAAACGCGCGTATTCTCTTATAAATACCTCGCGTTCTTCGCACAAAACTCCGTATTTTCTCAGCAAAGTCGGGGTGTAAAGAAAGGAGTCCACCATGTCCCGTGCATTGCTCGTCTCGTTCCACGCCGTGGTTAAGGCCTTTGTCCTCAATTCATCGAACACATCAGAACACTCTTCGTAGAGTTGCCTCTGCAGTGCGTCGACTCTTGCTTGTGAGGCGGGGCTTTTTTCGGCCGTCGAGATGACTCCAAAGCCAGACCCCGTAAGAATTAAGTCGAGACTTCGGACGGCGTTGTGTGCCGCCGCCAAACAAATGTAGCGTTCTCTCAGTTCACTCAATTCTTCGTAGGGCGCAAACTCCCCGGTGCGGTTTTCGTAGAGTTCCAATTGTGGTACCATTTTTCGATAAACGCTATCGGTTGCGTCTCGGAAAGCGGGTACGAGCGCGTCGAATTTCTGTTTGTTGATGATACTCATGACTGTATAATTTTAGCGTCCCGGTGTTCGTCGAGCGTGGTTAATTGAATCATTGGCAGTGTTGGCGTTCCGCGAAAGCCATTGTAAGCAAAGCACAAGCGCAAAGCCGTGAGGAGAATGTCCTTCATGGGCTTGAGCAGCGCCTGTTTCATGGTGTAGAGTTCACGCTTATCCGACCCGCTGTTGTTGGTCTGCGCCTTCCCCGGTACAGCCCCCACCATGTTGGGGTGTACGCCAAAAGCAAAGCAGATGGTATTTGCCGCCGCTTGCACGTCCTCTGCCCACTCTCCGCCTTCTTTCTTTCCGTCGATGAGTGAAACACGTACATCATGCACCTCGTGCCCGTCGGGCGAAACATAGAACGACGAGATCCAAACCTTGTTCGCATTGGCCAAACCCGAAAGGAAGTTGCGTATGTTCTCCTTTTCTCGGCGAATACGTTCTGCTATTTTCTCGGCGTCGGTGATGAACTCTTCCCGGCAAATGCGCTCGTAATAGTCGCGTTGAATCTCCACCAGGTATCTCACGCTCGTATGGTTTCTCAGTTTTGCCCGCTTTCCCACCGAAATCAGTCGTTTCTCATCGTAGCTTCCTCCTCGAAGAATAGACGACCAGTAAGGAACCGGGTAATATTGGCAGCCCGCCGTTGGGAATCTTGCTGCGACGGCAAATTTCCGTTCGCGGGTTGGCGTACGTTTCCGCCCCGTCCTCGGGTCGGGTTCCTGTCCCATTCTCACTTTGAGATCACCTAACGGGTCTCTCATGTTGAGCAGTGGAATCTTCTCAATCTCTTCGGGCTTGGGACGGTTTGCATGCCAGTTGGCATAATAGACAAACGGAATATTTCCATATTGGTCGGCCTCGGCAAATCGACAATAGGGGGCTTCTTTGTGCACAATTCTGTTGATGAGTTTGCCGTCTGCCGAAAGGATGATCACCGAAACCGCGAAATAGTAGAGCTGCATATCCGTGCTCTGATCCAAGACATACATGGGCAAAGCCTGTCGTGCACTCCAATTCTCAGCTGCTCGATCTGTTTCTCCGGTGTGAATACCCGCTCCATACAGTGCGGTGACATTGAAATTCAAGCATTGTGCCGTGACCTCGTCGCCGTCAATAAGCCGTTTCAGCTCGTATGGCAGCTGATCATCTGCACCAAACGGAATATATTTCTCGGTTGTGCTGCCCGGCAAAGGTCTCGACTTGGCCGCTCCCACCACGGTGTCAAAGACTTCGGTGGTGTCTCCGACTTCCGCGATCACCGCCTGCACGCCTTCGGTGTTGAGTGTCCAAACTTCGTGTGTTGTGTCCATTACAAATAAATTTTCATGTCGTCAATCTCGAAAAGTGTGTAGTTGCAAAATTCCCGTATCTCTCCCGATGGGAGCAGCAGCACGCGCGTGTTGCGCCGTCTGTTGTATTCCCCTTGATAGACTGCACGCGAATACAAAAGGATTTCCCCCGTCGACATTTTCCACACTTTCAGCCGGTGTGGTTGTCTGTCTCTGAGCAGTCGCCGTGCTTCCGCGTGGTGGATACGTTTCGGATACATTCTTTGTTCGTTCTTACTCATAGCTATTGTCAAAACTATCGTCGAAAATCTTATATCGTTTGCCGGTCGTGGTGGTCTCGGTGGCGGGGCTTTCTTCCTCCACACGAAATTTCACCGTGGCGTGGTTTATCTTCGTTGTGTCGTCGGTGCACTTGATTTCAGCTTCCACCGGCATGATAGGCGTTCGCATGGGCAAAAGCACCACCTCGTCGGCTTGCGTCACGCTTTCCACCTGTCGGGTGTCTGTTCCCAGGGGGGTGAAATAGCATGTGATTGTCACTTCGCTCTCCGTCTCGTAGTTGTGTCGACGCCCCGCGATCCGCGCGGTCTTATAAGTGGGTTTCGCATTGCGCTCCACGGTGCCAAAAGCATGCACGGTGTCTGCCACTCCGAAATCATTCCGAAACTCAATCTCTGCTCCTCCGCCCTGTGAGGTGTTGGGCGGGGCGATCTCGTAGCGTTGTCGGCGCGCTCCACATGCCGCGGCGTAATGACAAAGCACGGCGCCCGCTTCGGGTGGATTGAGTCGGGCGGGTGAAACGTCTACCACGTTGGCCCCGTCCTTTTGTGAGGCTGCAATGCTCTCGGTGTGCTCCACTGCGCCGTGCGCTGTCCACCAAACGCTCGAAATCGCCACGGCCGTCTCGCTTCCCACCCATGCGAGGCGTTCCGTTGCCGCGCGGTGGGTCAATTTCACCGGCGGGGCGAATGTAAGGAACGAACGTGCCGTAAAAGCTGCGGCGGTTTCTCCCATGTGGCTCTGCACCGGGATCACGGTCGACGTGATCAAAGTCGTGCGATTGCTGTCCTTGATCACCTCCAACTTCACCACTGCAATCTTCCGCTCTGCGCGGTCTCTAATCAATGAGCCGGCGTCGTGCAGTGTGATTTGTCCGTTTATGGGGCGTAACGTCAAATCAAGTGCCGGGTGCCCGTTTACACTGATTAAGCACCGCAAAGGCGTGCTCGTTGAAATGGTCAACGCCTCCCACTCATCGGGAAACGTCAATTGAGGAATCGACGAAAGGAGTTGCATGTTTCAATGGACTATATCGAAAAGATTACCGTTTACGTACAAAATTCACCAGACCAATCCCCGTCACTACCACCATGAACACACTGAACCAATTCGTCCCTTCCTTTTCCTTCTCCTTCTCCTTCTTATCTGTGGTCTCGTGCCGTGCTGTTTCGATCAGTACCCCCCTCGTTTTCCATACGGTGTCCGTTCGCACATGCCATCGTTCTCTGAGTCGTTCTTTCACTATGGTCGCCCCCTCCAGATATACGCTGTCATGCAAGAAAACGCTATCTCGCGTATTCTTCAATAGGAGCAGCGTGTCAGTCTGCCGCGACTTTACGGTGTCGTGCACCGTGATTCGGTGCTCGACGGTGCGTGTCGTGGTGCAACTTGCCAGCCAAAGGCAAAGCCCGGCGCAAAGCAGATACAGCACAAGCGGTGCTGCTGATTTGATCCTGTTCCTTTTCATATTATCCTGTAAATGAAAGCGCCTCTACTCTCGTGATCCAGCCTTTGATGAACTTCTTTTGCCGTGGGTTGTTCTTCACGATGAGCTGCAGAAACCGCAAACGCTCCGCTTTTAGAGCGGCAAACAACGTGGCGGGTGGCGTGGCGTTGGCAGAAGACAATGTTTGTGCCCCCATGATCCCGTCGACCTTCACAGCCAGCACGCGTTGCAATGCTTTTATTCCATGTGCTCCACTGTGAAAAGTAAAGTCTGCCAGCATCATCGCCACAGATTGAGATTTCAATTCGTCGGCTTTGCACCGCTTCCAGAAATCCTTCTCGACGATGTCCCTCCACTCTTCGTAGGAAAGGGCTTTCAATTCCTTGACCGTCGGGGCGGGGCGCCCGTTTTGCTTTCTCCAAGCGGTGAAAGCCGCCAGTGTCACCCCGATCATTGTTGCCCCTCCGCGGTCGTCGGGGTCGTTGGCGAAACCTTTGACATGTGCCTTCTGAAAAAGTTTGTCCGTCGAAAGGTTTCGATCCGCCACCCCCGCCTCAAATCGCAGTAGGTGGCGCAAAAAAGGATTGATGTCTGTCATATCAGTTTTCTTGTGGTTTGATACTCGTGTCTGTTCTTGACTCAAAACCTTGAATATCAAAAATTGGCACATGAATTAAGCTGTTTCGGCTATCCTCTTCAATGAGTCCACGGCTGTTTCGTCCTTTGAAAGCGCGCCCTGCGTCGTCCACGTCCGCCATATATTCCAAATCGAAATCAATGAAGTAAGTCGTCCCCGTCTCGATCTTCTTACCTCCTCGGAATTTCCAAAGGTCAATCGCGTATAGCGTAACCGTTCTCGGGCGTTTTTTCACGTTGATCTTGAAGTCTTCTTTTTCAACACGAATGGGACAAACTCTCGAGCAGTACCAGCCGTCTTCGACTCGGGTTGCGTTGATATCGCCGATGGCTGCGCCGTTGTCATCGGTCAATGCACTCTCCGGTGTGGCGGTTGTGTTCATTTGGTTCTCGAAAGGGTTGAACCAAAAAGCCGCCGGGTAATCTTCTGTCGGGGTGGATGTACGCGAACTCTCAAAGATTTTGTGCATGGTGCCGTCGGCTCTTCGGAATTCACTCCAACCTTCGGTGTAATATGCGCCGTGTCCAAACCAATACAGTGGATGAAGTGCGCCGTTGTCTTCAAAGAATGGACTTTCGACCTTCAACTTCTCGATGTCCTGATCATTCCAATTATCCACGTCCTTCCTCAACCACTTGTAAAGTTGAGTGATGGTCGTGTATCTTGTTACGCGAATCATCTGCAACGGCGTCCATACGCCCGCCACTCGGCGTGCATTGGCAAAGATCCCTTCGGGGCCCAAATCATAGAGCAGCGCCCCCGTTTCGGGGTCGAAGCATTGCAGAACGGGGAATCGCCGTTTTTGAGAGTCAGACCTATATCCAAAGACTAAACCGGGGTGCTTACAACCGGCGGCGTAAAATCTCATTTCCGCACCGGCGGTAACCATGCGATCTTGCGAAATGTTGCCCGTTGCAATCTTTCCGATTTGTGCCGTTCCTGCGAGCAGTATGCCGGTGCTTACCAGCTCGAACGAGTCACCCTTTTTCCAATATGGTGAATTGGCACCGGGGCGTGTATCGTTTCCCGCTTTGGTATGCGTGCGGGTGCAGCGATATGTTTCTTGTGTCCCCGCGGGCGTCAAAATTGTGACCACGTCTTCATAACCTCCTCCCGTCTCGTTGCGTCCATGAAATACCGTCCCGTCCGCAAACGCGTCCCAAAAACCACGATATTGCACGGTGGCGCCTACTTTGTCGTTTTCTGACAAGCACCATGGCGTGGCCGTTTTGCCCTCTTCCAATTTGGGAGCGCAAAATAGCACCTCGTGTCGCTGCGTGTTATCAGCGTTTTTCAGCCAGCAGCGTAAATAAGCGCGGTTTTCCTCTCCGGGTCTTGCCGCTCTTGCCTTAAATGAAACCGAGACTCTTTGCCACTCTCCGGGCTTTGCATCCGAAAGGCGAAAATGCTCGCCCGAATTAGGAAAGACAATCATCCAGCCGGTATTGTCACCACGAACATAAACCGAAAATGTGTAGTCCAGTCCTGCTACCAAATCCATCGGTATGCGCTGCGAGAATTGCGAGAATTCTTCACCTACGGCTCCGCGTTCCACCAGCGTTCTCAGTACTCCGCACCCTGTGACGGCGGGCTGTACGTTTTTCGCCTTCTCAGTCTTGGCATGTGTGCCGTTGAGTCCCGATTCCCATGCTCCGTCTTGATGAAAATCCGTCCCGTCAAGCAAATTGGGACGCGTGGGTTCAGCTTCGGCTCCGTCTTTCCCCAACCGCGTAACCAAACGGACTGCATTCCGTTCGCTGCTCCCGTCCGAATAAACCACCCGCTCGTACGTCCAAAGCCACGGTGTTTGCGGCGTTGGCACGGACGGTTTGCTTCTCCAACCGTGGGCGCCGTCTTCGGGGGCTGTGCCGTCGGCCGTGAGCAGATAGAACGTTTCGATGTGATCAATGCCGCGGCCGTTGTCGCCTTTATCGCCAGGGTCGCCCTTATCGCCGGGGGCTCCGCGTTCGCCTTTTATCTTCGTCCACTTGTATTTTGAAGAATCTGTAGAGTCTTTTTCATCGTGATCAGTATAGGTCCCGATGTACTCGTACGTCTTCCCGGCAACGGGCACGACGCTGAAATCTTTCCCCCCTTTGTCGTTGGAATAGGCAATGTGCAGATAGGCCGTTTCGCCATTCGTCCCGTCGCGTCCGGGGATACCTTCCGCGCCGTCTTCACCGATGAATTTCGTCCACATGTAGCGCGTCGGATCGTCGCTGTCTTCGGGCGCATTGTCGCAATACATGCCGATATAACCCAAATGCGCGGCCGGTGTCTGCGACATATTGCCGCCTTTTCCGTCGGCCGCATAGGCGATGTGCGTGTAGCTGTTCTTTCCGTCCGCTCCGCGTTCGCCCGGCACGCCTTGCTCGCCGCGTTCGCCTTGCAAACCTTGCAAACCACGAATGCCGGGATCGCCCTTTTCTCCCTTCTCGCCTCGTTCGCCCTTTCGGTCGTTCTCCGACGTTGTCCACTCGGTGGGTGTGTCTCCGATTTCAAGCTTGGGAGCGGCAAACCAGACCGCGGCGTTCGGGTCGGTTTGAGTACATAGACGTAAATAGACGTATTGGCCTTCTGCTGCGATGTTTCGCCCTGTGGTAAACGTAATCGCGTGTCGCGTCCACTCACCGCCGTGCTCGTAGTCGATTTGATGTTCTATATGTGGTGCCGGATAGACGATAATGCGCGCGTTGCTCATCTCTTCGGAGGTCTTCACCCAAACGCTATAGGTATAGGTCGTGTCGGGGAGAAGCCGTTCTCGTACATTTTGGTTCGCCTCATGATATGGTAGTTTACCTACGGCTTGTCCGGTTATTTTAACGACACGTGTCCCCGGTACGGGGCTTTGCATTGAGTCGTCAAACGTGGGCATACTGTATCCGCCTTGCCATCCTTCCAAGCCCTTCGCAAAAGAACTGTTATCAATAAGGTTCGCGTGGTAGCTTTCCCCGTTTCGGCCGTCAATGCCGGTCGCCCCGATTTTGTCGTTCTCGGACAAGCACCACGTCGTAGGCTTTGCTCCCTCTTCTACTTTAAGGCAACAAATTTCGATCCACTTTCCGCTATCAGCGTCATTTAGGTCAACATAGATACCACAATGTGGCGTTTGTATGTCCCATGTGAAAACCTGCGTGTAAAGCTTCCATTCTTCATTATTACGCAGCGCTCCATTATTGTATTCTGTAGGCGAAGAATGGGACGGGCGTTCGGGGAATATTCTATCGAGATGACCGTTGTCAGGATAACGATGCCAGAGTTGCAACTGTCCATTAGTCCTATACCAGAATGATACAACATACGTTCCCCCTACAACGAGCTTTTCGGCGGGAATGCTTGCACGTATTACGTTGAGTTGCCCCATGGCGCAAACGACATTTGCCCCGTTCTTTCCGCCGGGCAAGACCGTCACTTTCCCCGTTACTTGTGTCCATTTTGGGTTGTGCGGTGAGGCATAAATCGGGGTGCTTGTATTGAAGTTCGTGCCGTCGAGTAGGTTCACTCCCAGTGCGGGGGCGTCCTTTCCGTCCTTCGGTTTCGCCTGAATGAGCGTCCAGTGTGTAGAGTTTGGCGCGGGTTCCTCTGTTGTGCCTTCGGATTTCGTTGTCGTGCACCTCCACCTTGTCCCTTCTCTCCACACGTCGCTTATTTCGAAACGTCCTGTGGTAGGGTTTCGTGTTCCCCCGAAATACTTAGCTCCCTTTGTCCAGTTGCCACGATCTACAATTTCAGGAATAGGATTCGCCTTGGCGTCCAGTCGTATGATATCCTGCACCACCAGCCCGCGCGCAAACAAATAGTCATCTTTGCCGTCAACGACTTCACCCAGTTCTGCTTTCAAGAAGTCGGGCAAAGTTCCAAAGGACGCTCGTTGATGCTCGGCTGTGATTTTCGGGGCGGTTACTCCTTGCAAGTGCATAATACGTCCCTCTCGCGATGAGAGATACAAGCACGACCGGCGTTCTGCAATACTCGTGTTACCCCACCGTGCGAGATTCATTCCCTCGCACGGCTGCATATTTGCTCCACCGGGAACGTCGGCGTTGTCATACAAAGAGCAAGTAATCGAGTTTTCGTTGATGTCCACGCTTTCGACTCTGAGCCATGCCACGGCGTAAATCGCCGTCTCGGGCGTTGGCAAAGGCGTGTTGGGGCGAAAGGCTCTTACGGCTGCGGTGCTTACGATACCTTTAATCACGTCATGGACGGCAAAAGCGGTGAAGTCCCCTTCAAATCTGCGTCGCATGGTTAATACCCATTGCGCCCCTCGTTGTTCGACGTGCTCCACCGTGCCGCTCTCAGTCAACAACCAATCGCCCTCCATGGCTGTGAGTCGGTTGATCTGCATTTCTGCCACTTCCAATTTCGAGCGCACTGTCAGTCGTTCGACTTCGGCCGTGCCGTCGGCTGATATACCGGCGCCACTCATACCTGCGTGGAAATCACCCACGGACAATGCTCCTTCCACGTTGGCTGTGCCCTGCACTTGAATTCCTCTTGATGTCAGTCCTTGGGCAAAGTGGATGGGTGCATGTGCCGTGTCGGGGCGAATCCCTGAAAGATATCGACTGTCAGCGCCTTTTATCAACGCGATGAGATCAATGAGCAGCTGTCCGACGCGTTGCGCCGTATTTGCCGCCTCTTGCACCTCGTCTCTAATTTGTTCGGCGCGCTGTTGCAATGTTGCCATGCTTACTCCTCCTTATCTTCCGTGTTTTTTCCTTCTGTTGCCTCTTTCTTATTTTCCAATTGTTGCTCGAAAGCGTCTGCGATGAGTCGTGCCAAGTCGTTTCTATCCTCAATGATGGTGTAAATCGTGCGGTTTTGCTTTTCGATTTCTTCCTTTTCCCAGCACGATTCTCGGATGCTCTTAAATTCACATATCAGGCAGTAAGCACTCCATACCATGCAGAAAAATGGTGCCGGCAAAAGATAGCATGCCACGATGTCGAGTAGTGTCAGCACAAAGAAAGGCACAAAATATCTCATCGCCTTTTTGGCTGTTTTCTTCAGCCCCCTCGATGTCACTGTTGCGCCGCGTTGTTTGGCCTTGTGTACTCCAAAACATAGATCGAGAAACATGGCTACAAGAATTGCAGCCGTGCACAACGTAATGACCGCGGTGTGCGTGTGTGCATGCTCTTTTAGAAAAAGCCAAAGCGTGTCTCGAAAGGCTTCTATTATTTCATTCATAGAATTGCAAATGTCCTCTGTTTATTAAATGATCTCCAGCATGGGAAAAACCGATGTCCACGTAATGTTTACCACTACCACCGTGGGTGAATTGAATTCACCCGGGTGATGCTGCTCTGTGGTGAAGAGCGGGTCGGTCGGTCCCTTCCCCCCCACTAACCAGCGTGTCCCCTCGGCGTCTGTGAGTAGCAGTGCCGCCGTTGTTGCGAGCGGGGTGTGGCGGTGGGTCGTCACTGTGATTTTTGTTGTGTAAAGCCTTAAGCCGTCTTCAACACTTTCTGTCGTGTCGGCCTCTGCTATATTGGTCAAGCACCATTCTTCGGCGTTCGGCGCCCGTCCCACGAACATGGCTCTGTGCCCGTCGGGTGCCACCGCCACATTGGTCGTCTTGACGGCTGCGGCTGTAATCGCTTCGACGCGATATAAGAATCTTCTCATGTGTCGGTTTCGTTTTCGATGTCTTCAAATTCCACGTCGTGTGCTTCAGCCTTGATGTATCGAGCCGTCAATTTTTTCACCAGCTTGTCCACGTCTGCAATCGGATCGAAACCTACCACCGAAACGTCGCCTGTAATTTCCAAGAAAGGAGGTGTAATCGTAGAGTAGTCGGGTGCCGTCGCTTCGTCTTTGTCCAGTCGCATAAACTTTCCCTGTGCGTTGACGAGTTGCGCCATGGCGCGTGCGTCTCCGTTGATGCGTGCCGTGTTCCAAGCCTCGTCCAATCTTTGTCGAAATTGCCAGCGCTCAAATTCCACGGTGCTCTGATTCATTGCCCCCAAACAGAACTTGATGATTTTGAGGTCTTCGTATGCCATGGACTTCCCAATACGATACCTTCGGATGATCTCTGCGACGATATCCTTGTCCAGTAATCTCGGATGAGCCAGCCAGTGGTTGTAAATATCCCTTAGCCTGATCATTCTTCCCCGCGTGGTCTGCGAAAGTCCCGCCTCCTGCATCTCTCTCTCATCTGCAAAGAGAAATTTCTGTGCGGTTTCGATCAGTGCCAAATTCATAGATCAAGAAATGCCTGTTTGAGGTATTCCGAAACCTTTTCTGTCGCGCTCGGTGATCCCGCTTCCATGTATTCGATGTTCCTTTCTCGGATTTCAAGCGCGGTTTCCGCTCTGATGCGTCGAAATGCTTTGGACACGGGCGTATTCAGATCCTCGATGTTATCACGCAATATGGCCTCGTCCACGCCCATGAGCACTGCAATATCCGCGATGGGTGTGAGTGCGCGAACCAAGCGCTTGAAGAGTTCGTAGTCAATCTCCTGCATTGATCCGAGAAGCTCGGAGTTTTTCCAATTTTTTTCGCACATATTCTGCAATTTCCCCCTTGTTTGTAATGAAATAAACCTCGTTTCTTGTGCCTCTCGTCCCGTTTTGCGATGTGACGATGGTGCAAGTTTGTTCTTCGCCGTCCACGACGACTACTTTTGCATGATTGGCACAATAGCAGACTCGGTCAAAAACGGTTGTTGTGAGTGTATTTGTTCGTGCTGTCTTTTCTGCGGCTTTGAAATCAAAAAAGAGTTCGGCGCGTTTAATCCTTCCTCTCTTTTTGAGCATGTGGATTTTTCTCACGAATTCCTCACCCACCGAAAACGACATGATTTTCAAATCGGCTTTCCCCGTGAATTCTGTCAATTGCTCGATGATCTCTCCCAGTTGCAACCTGTCTGTGATGAAGAACTGTGTCGGTTCCTCTCTCGGGTCGTGTATTGTTGGTTTGTCTTCTGTTGTGTGCATGAGTTTGTTTGCTTAGAAGAAACGGGGCGAACATACTCTCAACGTCCGCCCCGTCAATCTAATAAACAAGAAAATCGTTTTATTGTTCACCTTCGGTCGTGGGCTCTATGTCCACCCCTAAGGCGTTTATTCGTTGAGCGAAATCGGGTTTGAAACTTCCACCTGTTTCTGCAACGAATGCCATTCTCTCGGCGATTTGCCTGCGTTCATTTTCAACCTCTGCCTCGTCGATTGTTTCAGCCTGTAGCAGTGTTTCGAGTTTAGCTACGTGTGTTGAAATGAACTTCCTTGCCGCTCCCACTCGTTTGACTTCGTTGCCAGGCTCCGGCGCTTCATCGACTGCTTCCACCGCTTCTTCTTGCGACATATCGGAATTGTAGTTGTCATAACGTTCCCAGCCGTCGGTGTATTCTTTCACAAGCGGCTTTAGCACCTTGAGCTTTTCGTAGCGATCACAAGCCGGCGCGTTCTCCATCTGCTGCAATTCTGTAAAGATTTGCTTGATCTTCTCGAAGAGTTCACCACCGCGTTCATAGATAGCCCGAATTTCTTCAGGTAGTTCGTTGTGGTCGCTGCGCTTGCCGCGATGTGCCGGTGCTGTGTCATCTGTCTCTTCCGGTGCGTCTTCACTTTCGTCTTGTCGTGTCGTGATGATGTTCTGCACTTTCGGAATCAGCTCGCTATCCATTTGGCGAACGCTCTCCATGGTGTGGCCGTCCAGCCGAATTTGTAGGAATTTCTTTAGGTCGGCTTCCACATGGTTGTGTGCCGTTTCCGGGCGTATCATTGCCAGTTGGTAAATATGTCGGTTGCCATTGATACGCAAAAGCAGTTCAGCCCCTTTTCTCACGTCGCGTTCTTCGCGTGGGGTTTCTAACCAGTCGGCGATGTCCTGTGTGAATGCTTTATCCATGGCTTCCGCTTGCTACGGTTGTAGTTACGTCATCGTTGGCTCCCGAAATGTTGCCCTCGTCCACTTCGATTTTACCGGCGTAAAACGGTGCGGGCGAAATGTCTCGTGAAGTGATTTCGATCACCGTCCCGCCGCCGGAATAGCCTTCGCCTGTTGACAACTTCGGTTTTACCTCTGTGTCGTACATTTCCGAACCAAGCAGTCGGCATTTTCCATTTCGCTGAACGATGATAAACACAAAGTGATCTTCAGCTGCCAGTTGGCAAAAGCCCGTGACGGCCTCTTCGATTCCGGGAAAAGTCAAAGTGGCTTTGTTCTCATAGAGCTTCGACGGATATTCCCCGGTAAGATCAGACTCCATTTGTCCCTTGCTGTCGATCAGGTCAATTTTTTTCCACTTCTTATCGGCCTTCAGCACGAAATCTCCATTGAGCGTTGCGAGTTTTTCCATGGTGGCCCCACTGTCTGAAATATTGAGACGTTTGGGCCACTTGACGATGTCTCGCTTTGCGATATAATACATGTGATTTCTCAAGCCCGGCTGCACTCGACTGCCTTGGCAGTGGATGAGACTCTCTGTGAGAGTGGGTAAACCGTTGCAATTGTTTGGCATGGTCTTATCGTTTTAGTGTTATGCGTGGATTTTACCCACAAAGAGGCTTTCCTTTGCGATGGTCTCGAACTGCACTCCGAAATACATTGTTGCCACAAAGGAGATCAGGAACTCGTGGTATTTTTCGATTGCAATATTCTCATCAGCCATTCCGGCGCCATATCCGTAAAGCATATTTTTCTTTGTGGACAAGTGCACGTATTCCGACCCTTTTTTGGACGCCAAAGGAACGAGCTCGCACAAATTTTGAGTTCCCTCGAGGAATGTTTTCGAGTACTCATGGTTGTAAGGCGTAGAACCGAAGCGGGTGGCGTAATCGCGATTGTAGGCGTTATATAAAGAATGAGGAATATACAACTTCGTCTCAACAGCCTGCAGTTCCGGTGCCGCTCCTTCGTAGAATTTCATCAACAGGTCGACCGTGTTCGTGTCGGAAAATGCTTCTGGAAATTCGTGGAGATTCCCTTGCGTGGTTGAAATGCTACTCGCGTCAATTTCTTTTTTCGTAATTGTATCAAAGCCGTCGAATAGGTTTTTGGTTTTGTCTCCCGAAGCGTCCCGCTCCGCCGTCCAAAGAGCGGCGCCGATCATCTTTCCAAGTTGTGCCGATAAGTAAGTCAGCACCTGCAAAACCAATGCAGCTCTGGTCAATTCTTCACCTTGTGCGAACGTCTCTCCCCAAACCGTTTTAGCTGCTTCGTTCGGATCAAATCTCTTCACGACTGATCCAAGATAAGTTTCCAGTACACGGGGGGTGATTTTCACGCCCGTGTCGTCAACTCGTGTCGCGTTGTACGGACCGAGTTCAACGTTTCCGGTCAACTGTCCGATCACTTCGCGCCCAGCAACGCCCGGGCGGCCTGTGAAGTGTTGCAATGTGTCACTGCACGAGATGACCGGCGTCATCAGCAGTTCTTTTTGGAAAGTGGTCGCTGATTTTTTGAGTTCAGCGTCCGAAATATTTAGGTATCCCATATTCGTTGTTGTGTCAGTTATTCAATGCCTTGCCCCCTACGGCTATTCTCTCTCAGGAACGTGCGTCTATCAATGTCAGAGTAGCCCCTTGATCTTTTCAAGTTGTGCCTTTGCCACGGCGGCGGCTTTTGCCACAGAATCTTCTCCCTTGTTATCGGCGGTGTCGTTCACTTTTCCTGTTTCTGCACCGTCTGCATTCGCCACGGCTTTTGCCTCTTCTTTCATTGCTTCAATTGTTGACTTCAATTCCTTGACTTCCTTTTCTAAGTCTTCGGATCGAGTCTTCTCTTTTGAGGCCTCTGCCAGCGCTTTGTTTAGCATTTCAGCTTGTGCGTTTGACAGCATGACGCCCTTTTCATTGGCTTCCATTTTCTCAACTCCCAAAGCATTGAGCAAATCAGGGTGTGTCGTTTTATCCATAATCAAGCAATTATTTTCAGTTGTACTTTTGTTTGCCGCCTTTCCGATTCCGAATTTCGCCAGCACTCGCTCAATGATAGTTGGCTCGCTTACAATATTGAGCGGTGGCGCCGGCAAACCGTGTGCATTGCACATGGCCGTGACCATTGCAGTCATACCCGTCTCCGGCGTCGTGATGTCTTCGTAATTATCAATTTCGTCCACGAGCCCGTATTCCAGCGCCTCTTGTGCAGTCAACCAACGCTCTTCTTTCATAAGCTTCTCCATCTCTTCCACGCTTTTCCCTGTGCGTTTGGAATAGATTTCAGCTATTACTTTGTCGAACGTCGTAAGCATTTCATTGAGCTGCTTGAGTTCTTCATGTTTGTCGTCGATGTCTTCTTTCTGTACATGTTCGTAGTGGAATAAGAACGACGATGCATTATGCACAAGCATAACAGCTTCGGGTGCCATCACGATACGACGTGCCCCCATGGCTATGATAGTGGCTGCAGATGCCACCATGCCATTCAAATAAGCCGTCACGTTCGAATGTGCTCGAAAGAGTGTACAGACGTCCAACCCATCAGAAAGCGATCCTCCCAGAGACGAAATTCGGACTTTTATTTCTCTTTCGGCGTATGGTTGCATAGCAGCCCGTACGCTCTCACCGGTGATCCAATAGCCGATTTCGCCTTCAATATTGATGTCGTATTTTCTTGGCATAGCGTTGTGTCTCTTAATGACGCAAAGATAGCCCCGCCCGCGCGGGGAAAAAATGACAAACGCGGCCTAACGGTTTTCTCCGTTTGGCCGCGTTGTTGAAATAGAAAAATCTTCCTCTTAGAGTTTTCGTGCGGGTTCCTACATTCGTCCCGATAGGGCGAATGTAGGCGCGCGAAAACGCAAAGTATTTGTGCGGGTTCCTGCATTCATCCCGATAGGGTGGATGTAGGCGCACAAATACGCCCAAACGGCTAAAAAAAAGCTTTTTCAGGGCAAAAGGAAGAGACAAATACCATCGGTTTAGTCTTTTCCGGCTTTGCTTTGCCTGAATGTGCTGTTTTTTAGCCGTTTGTTCGCCAAAGGCCGTCACGCGAGTGCGGTCTTTGAGTGAAAGGATCCCCCAGCGCGCTGAACTCTTCGCCTCATGAGCGCATAAAAAGAAATCGGAATATGTGTTAAAATCCACGTCATGCCGCACACTCCGATCAAGATAAAAGCAAGCAAAAAAAAAGATACGACAACTCTCTAATTAGCAAGCCAAAAGATTGCTTGTTTAGAAAGAAAATCGTATCTTTGTATTGCAATTGAGAGAGATAGCGACTCTCAAAATTGCCGCTTTCAGCACGAGGCTGTTAGCGATGTTAAACTTTTAATAACGATTCTCATGAAGATCATTGTTATCAAGATTTTCTGCTTGGAATTCTCCGTCGTGTTGAGATGGATTAAGCCTTAAAAGGCTGCCAAGCAAAGGGTGAGGGGCTAAGCCCCCGCCCTACCTTCTTGAGGTTCGTTACACGGCAAAAATACAAACAAAAGTACAATGGAACAAACAAAACACCCGAAAAATCCGCTTGGTAGTGTTCCAAGCAAAGGCCGTCCGCGTACAGTAGCGCGCAAAATCACAATCGGCCTACCGGAAGACGCGTTGCAAATCTATGATAGCTACTTGTACAAGACGGCGTTCGTATCCGACGCGATCCGCTTTTATCACCGTTATTTAGAGGAAGAGGCGCAAAAGAGCGTCAAATGATTCTTCACGCCCTCGCTCTTCTATTGAGCGGGGGCGTTATTATTATCATGAAATTCATGCGGTGATGAGTGCCGCGTTTTTCGCGAAATTCGGCGGTAATAAGATCCCTTGTTGTTCAAAGTCCTTTTTCAGCCGGTAATACATTCGTTTGACTGCGTCTCTGTGGGTTATTCTTATGCCATGGCGCTTGCACCATTGTTCCAAATGTTGAGGGGTCAACCTCCCCTCTGCTGCCGTTTCGACAATGAACGCCACCAGGTCTAAGCGAAAAAACCTCTTGAGATCTCTTACAAAAACGGCTTTGGCCTCTTTCGACAAGTGGTGGTAATGCTCGGGTTTGTGCCTACTTCGGTTTGGGAGCACAACGTTGATCGCCATGCCCCGTTTCCTTTCCTCGTCTCCGGGCGTCTTCTTCAGTTGCGCCACTGCCACCAGCGCGTGTAATAAGTCGTTGTGAGGCGAACGTGCGGGGAATTTTAATGGATTACCATATTTATTTACAAGCCAATCGAACAGGTAGGGCGGTACTACAATTGAAGTCGTTATATCTTTCATAATCAGTTATTTCTATATCACAAATATACGAATTATCCGGGGTTCCACCAAACCAATACACCGCGAAAGTCCGTGCACTTTTTTTCTCATATATGATTTTCGCACGAAATTTGCGTATCATCGTATCAATGCAGATTATCAGCGAGTTAGACGTGATACGGAAATAATCAGCACCCGAAACAGGTTGGTTCCCGTCTGCAAACGTATCATCGAGGGGCGAAATTCGGTGCTTTGATACGCTTCTCGGTTTTTCTGTATCGTTTCCGTATCACTTCCGTATCACTTCCGTATCATGCCGAATTCCCTTTATTCATCGGTATTCTCTTCTATTTTTTCTCTACATGATACGATGATACGCAAAAATAGTACGATTTCAGCATGTCACATTTTTACGGTTTCCTACCTCTCAGATCAGACAGACAGGTTGCCCCGTCAGAAAACACGTAATAATATAAAAAAACAGCCACGCGATTGCATGGCTGCTTATTGCTCTACATTCAGTACGGTAATCTATATGGTGGATCAAATGAATCGTTTACCGGCTCTTCTTCTTCGTGCGCCTTTTTCGAACGTAAATAGATGATGTCTTCCATCTTCCCATCAATTCTCCGAGAAATACGGCCTTGCGAGTTACAAAGTTCGGGCGGGTTAAGCATATAGACCTCTTGGGATAAAGCGACGAACGCCTTTAATTGCTTGACAAACCTTTTCATCGAATACTGGTGCCCTACGTTCCCGGCAAATCTGACGTAATTTTCAAAGGCCAAACGTCTAACCAACAGACAATCGAGGTTGCCACTTTCTTCGGCAAAGAAGGTGGCCGCCCAATCTTCAAAGTTCTCCCCCATGTCCGCCTTGTGCTTTCGTTGCAAGATATTACCAAGTGGCGGTAATATCTTACCGCTCGTGCCCGCTACTTTCAAATAGAATCGACAACATTGCATGAAGAAATTGATATCTCGGTTCCAATCGCTTTCAGGATAATCTTCAGTCAAAAGGTTCCGTCCGAAATCATCACGAATTGATCTATCTTCGATGTAGTCATTCTCGGCGGCGCGTTGGTGATAATAGTCTGAGAAAACCATTGGTAGCAAACGCGCCATTGTCGATGCGTCGAAATCAGTAGGAACATAGTTGGTCGTAAATCCCATTTTCGGAGCTTTTGAAAACGGAATCGTAAATGAGCGGTTGTTCTTTGGGTTGACTGTCAATGAACCGGTTATGATGTCGTAAAATATACCCATCGAAAGGTATTGAGCACAATCGTCCACGAGAATGAAATCAGTGCTTTTGTCTACTTGGTCAAAGACGTGTGGGTTATCCATGAGCTTGGGGTTTCGCCCCGAAAGCTTTACCTGCTTCATGAAATGTTCGAATGCTTTGAAGAGAAAGGATTTCCCCGATCTTCCATTACATTCCCCGTCTGATCCGATCTTGTTATCCATGGCCTGCGGCGCCCATGCTCTTGACGGGTCTTTGTGCCTGTGTAGCATGTAGCCTATAGAGAAAATCTTGTTGATGAGATTGAGCTTCTGTTCTCTGATCTCCTCTGCATTCAGTCCTTGCCCTGCAATATCAAAACGGTGTGCTTCATGATACGCCTTCCTTTCTCCTCTCGTTGCAAATGCCTCCTCTATTTCCTTTCTCCAATAGAGCCTCGATGTATTGATCACGTAGCCAAACATAGGAGAAGCCGTGTCTTGAACGCTTATGTCCCAAACGTCTGTCCCTGTTTCATCTTTCGAGCACGTAATCTCAAACATATCTTCGAGCTTTGTAAATCGGTGTGGAATCACATTCTCTTCCCACACATAGTGCCCCAAAGCAGAACCATCAGTGTGCTCTTTGAGTTCGTTGGCCGTAACTTCCACTGCCACGTTCTCCCGATCATTCTTTTTCAAATAGAATATCTGTGAGTCCGCTGTACAGTTTGAAAAATCCAGCTCCACCTCTGCCAGGTTTTCGAGCACCGCTTGTCCGGCTAATTTGGTAGAGTTGAGTATGAGATTACGGATATCGGCGTTCAATGCGCGCTCCTCTGCCCAACAGCGAATGAAACGTCTTATATCTCGCTGCTTTATCTCGCGCACCGTCGTCCCTGTGATGTGTACGAATCTTGTCAAGTCGCTATCCTCGTCTTTTAGACAACGATACCCGTTGAGTTCCAAAAATGCCAGTAATGAAACTGTGTCGATCCAATACTCCGTCTTATTCTTCTTCTCATTGACTCTTTCTCTCCAGAATTTGGCCGGTGTAGCCATGAGGAGCAGATCCTTGAAATCACCGATTTCCCCACGTAGCTCCATCCAATCGCGCAAATCTTTCCGTGGTTTCCCCCGATTGTCTTTGTAGGACGACAACCATTCCGGTAACCAAACAGTTCGCACGTCAATGAATCGCAGTGCCATCTCAACTCCCTTTTTACGCCCTGTAGCGTCCAGGTCGGGGATATTGTATATCGTTTCAGCGTACTTCGTAATCTCGCGAAATTCCGCGTCCGAAACGCGATAAGTTTCCGAGTTAAACCAAAGCGGGGCGTATCCCATGGCTTTACAGCATAAGGCGTCCCGTTCACCACTACAGATTATCGCCTCTGCTAATTTGATCTCTTTGTATGGTATATTCTCTTTGGCCGGGTCTGCGTTCCATTCACGCTCAAGCCTCTCATTAAGTTCTCGCCATTGCATGCGTAACTCCTCGAGTCCATTGATATAAGACCTCGGTTTTTCACCACGTGGTGCATACGAAAATCGAAAAGCCTTATCAGGGTTCAGTGGCTTATAGATCTTGTAGAAAGACTTCCCCGGTTCCTCTCCTTTCGCTGGTACTACACACTCGCGTATTAGTATCGGATAATGTTCGTTGGCATACTCGCATTTGACCACTCTATTCTTTACATATCCCACATATTTCGCAGCATGCCAGTGTAGACTTTTGGCGACTTCTTGAGTCGCTTTCGGACTCATCACCTTCAACCATGTCTCCGGTATTTCGTCCATGAGTTCGAAAATAGTCTGTCCTTCGGCTTCATCAGGCTTTGCCGGTCGATCTTTCCATTCGGCTCGGTTCTGCGTTTTGTTGATGTCAGAACGTACATTGAACGTTTCAGCAATTTGCAATACAGCTTCGCCGAATCGATTGATGCCGCGCTCTTTCATCCAGACGTCCACTGGTGAAAGCGCATGCCCTTCATCACCGTAATCGATCATCTTCCACACGCGATTCCCGTTTTTATCCGTCGTCACCATTAACATAGCAGACGCCGTTCGTTCGGATTCGCGTGCTTTGAATTTCGCCTTTGGATTACTTACGCAAACCTCCGCTTGTGGATACACGGAAAGGATTATATCCAGTCCTTCCCGTGTACCCGCGTATAGTTGTTCAACTGTTATCATAAATCGTAGAGTGTCGCTTCGACGATGTCTTGCATTCTTTCCACAAGCGTTTCCGCTTGTTCTGTGTTTGTTTTGAAGAATACGACACTCGTCCCGTCGTCGTTATTCTTCACGCGTTCCACTTGAAATTCCTTCTCTATCGTGGCAAAGAAAGCTCTTGCCCGAATAGCCCAAAAGGTGCATTCAAGTTTGTAGGTATGTCTTGCTCCCGATAGGCAGATTTCTACTCCTTCCCGGGGGGTGTTGTACTTTACAGGCAGCATGCTTTTATCTTTTACAGTTTACTATGCCAAAAGCGCTGAATTTCCTCTGCGGTGTAGAGTTTCCGTGCCAAATCGGGGTGATACTCTGATCTAATCGCGCCATTTATGGTATAGACACGAAGCGAATTGCGGTGGATACCAAGCAATGCACACGTTTGAGCGATGTCATAACGTCCTCCGGGGACGGTTTGGGGTGGAATGTGGATCATGATACTCTTGTTAGATAGATTATACCTTTGGGTTCATCTACTACTGTCTCGAATTTTCGTTGTAGACTCTTCCCATATCTGTTTTTGTAGACGGTTACTCGATCATAAAACCTAATCGGAATCATGTAAGTCTGTCCGATTTGGATTTCTCTCATCACCGCTGCGCTAAGTGTTTCCTTTCTTATGCATTTATCCATCGGCCTCTGCAGTTGTTGTTATTATTATTATTATCTTTACCCCGCAAAGGTATCATTTTTATTGCACACTATCAAATTTATTTGTGTGTTTTATTCGACAAGATTACTTTTAATACCCCCTCAACAAGAAAACCTGATTACTATGTTTTTAGAACGAATTCGAACACTCTGCTCAAAACGCCCCGGTGGTGTCAAAGGATTAGCTGCTGAAGTCGACATGAGCGACGTTAACTTGTTTCGCTGTATCCGTGAGGGTTCTATCAAGGCTCAAGATCTTGAGCGTATCGCAAAAGCTTTGAATGTGAGTATAACAGAATTTTTCCCTGATGACAAGTCTTACCTATCTATTGGTAACAATGCAGTCTCCTCGTTCAATGGTAACAACATTGCTCTTTCCGGTTCCACTGACATGGCAAAGGAAAATGAAGAACTCCGTGCTCGCATTGCACAATTGGAGGAGCATTTAAGAGACAAAGAGCTAATAATTTCATTGCTTCGAAGTAAATCAGAAGCGTGACAGCCGTGCAATATCCGTGCAACAACAAGGTTATTTACAACCAATTGGTTCATAATCAGGCGCTTTTGTAAGATATCAACTTTGAAGAAAATAAAGTCTCAGCAAAAGTGCCCACCCCCGAAGCAAAGTTGCACCCGGGAGATGCCAGGCAAAAAGGAAGAAAGAGGCTCCATTATGCGGGAAAAACTATGGCCCAACTTGCACCCGTCGTACAGAAAAGGGGGAGAGAAAAGTTGCTTGCTTGTAAATTTATTCTTATTTTCGCGAATACGGCTTCACGTTTCTCCCCTTTCGCGAGAAACACGAACCGGTTAAATACCTTTCGAACGCGACAAGACC